GATTCGCCGTTAGTGTGTAGTTGGTAATTCCAACCTTCACCATGTTTGCAGAGCCACCCGTCACCGAGTACGAGCCTGCAAGGGCAGTTATCTTTCGTCCGACACTAAGAGCAGCACTTCCACCTGTCAGCGAGTAACTACCTGCCAAACCAGTTAGGCTATAAGCAATGCCTCCGGTGAGTTTGGTGAGCGTTGCAGAGCCTCCAGTGATGGAGTAAGTGCCTGCGTTTGCAGTCAGTTGACGCGCAACCTTGAGGACTGCCGTGCCACCTGTCAGGCTGTACGTCCCTGCACTGGCTGTAAGTGAGCGTCCTACCTTGAGTGTCGCCGTGCCACCAGTGAGCGAATATGTGCCTGCGCTGGCTGTGATGCTCCTGCCAACCTTCAGGACAGCAGTGCCGCCTGTGAGCGAGTAAGTGCCTGCCAGAGCAGTGAGTGTGCGGCTTACCGGCCCACCACCTCCACCAGCAAGCAAGCGTCCAACTGCTACGTTGCCGCCGATAGGCCATCCATCGGAGTTGCCAGAAGGCCCGCTACTTACACCAGCAAACGAAACCGCAGTGACAAAGACGTTGTCACTAGCACTGACATTCCAAGTGCTTGTAATCGTGCCTGCCGTGACAGACATCGAGGACATCTTAGTTGCACCGGCAGATTGCAGCGTTGTGCCGTTGCTTGTCGTTAGATTTGCGTATGTCTCAGTGCCCGTCGAAATAATCAACGAGCCATTTGCACTGCTTGCTGTCAGTGTGGCACTTGCCGAGGTACTTACAGACTGAAAAGCAGTCGTTGTCGCTGTGGTGGACTCGACACCTGTCGTGCCCGTGATTTCCGCAACGATTAACGCTACGTTGCTTCCAGTGCCAACTGATGTAATCGTGCCGCCCGTTGTTACTGGAGCGACAAATATCCAAGTACCAGAACCCCACCCGCTGTCGGTGTCATGGGCAACCAGCGAATAGGTGTTGCCAAGGTTGTCAGTGACCGTTGGCTGCGTTGTACCAGTGCCAACAGACGCGACAATGTAGTTGCCTACCGATACTGGAGAGGCAAACGAAGCATTTAGGAATGTGCTCTGTGCTGACTGGACGACTGTTGGCGTAGTCATTGGTTACCCGCCTAAGCAGTCGTTAGTTGTAACTGGTCAGTACCTTGACCTGATTGGCTGCAACCGCAGTGGTGTCTGTATCGGCTGCAAGGTTGGTGATCGCCAACGCGATACCAGTTGCAAAGCGATACCCAAACGGCCCGAAGGGGACGTTCACAGTACCTGATGCTGGAATGCTTAGAGTTATCACGGGGACTGATGTGCCAACCGTAGGAGCAGCAGCCAAGTTGTAGAGTTTGACAAATGCCGCAGCCGCGCCAGTATTGCTTGCGGTGACGGAAAACACCGTGCCAGCCGATGCCTTGACAGACGTTGCGTTGGTTGTTGCCGCGCTGTTGATAGCGGAGGCAGTCACCGTCATGTTCGGCGAGATGCCAACAGTCAGCGCAGGATCGGTCGCTGCAACAGCAGTCGATGCCGCTTTGACTGCGGGGCTATTCGTGCCGTCCGAGATTTGAGCAAACCAGCGTGTGGCAGCAGTACCTACCGCTTGCGTGGCAGTCACTGCCAAGTTGGCAGCAGTCGCATTGTTTGCGGTCACCACCACGTTGGCAGCGGTGTTGTTGCCAATCAGTGTGGCAGAAGGTGTCCACGGGTCGGTGCTGATGCGGCTGAATGCTTGAATCGAGCCACCAGTGATGGTTGTGGCAATACGAAGTCGCAAGTACACACAACGGATGGGGAAGGTGTAGACGATGTTGGCAGCGGAGGCTGTGACTGCTGCGGTAATAGGCACAGCCGTCACCAACGCGGCATTGAACACCGGCAATGCGGTCCAGTTGACGTTGTCGTTGGACTGCTCAAAGATGTATGTACCGGCAGTACCGGTGCTGTTCACCTGAACCGAAGCCGCACGGTAACCAGCCACGTTGACAGCAGCAGTGCCCGATGTAGGCGTCAGGATGTTGTTGACGGTAGCAGTCTGCGCGGATGCACCTGTCAGCACCAAAGGTAACTCAGTTACGGGCTGGATGCCACCAGACTCACTGTCTCCCAAATCACCGTATGCGGTGTTCAGCGAGAAAGTCGTTGTGGTTGATGCGCCCGTATTGGTGGCAATGACGTTGATGTAGTTGCCGTTTATGGTGAAAGAGCGAGACATACCCACGCCAGCACCAACATAAAACACAATGTCAGGCACAGCGCGAGTGCCTGCAAGGTCGATGTACTGCTTGACCGTCAGCGTGATGGGCTGGTCACTTGTAAGCAAAAGCGAGATGCTTGGCTGATTCTGCGCGTCCTCAATCGTGCCGGTGAACGATGCGCCTGCGGCAAGTTGCGCGGTGCTGGTGTTTGCCGTACTGAAAGCAAAGATCGTTGAGTTTTTGCTAGTCGGAAACGGGTTTGCAGCACTCGTTTGGTTAACCGAACCAGCCGCACCCCATGCGCTCTTCGCCAAAGGGTACTCAACGGTGGAGATAGTGTCACTTGCGAATGTGCTGCCGCCACTACCGGCGTTGGTTACGAAATTTGCCACTTTATACCCCTGCTTTCAGTTGCCGATTAAGCTGCCGTGAAGACGTTGCCGGAGAATGTGAAGGTGAACGTGTCACCAGAAGCAAGAGATACAGGTGCGCCGTAATCCCACTGTGCAACAGGTGTAGAAGTAGTCGTATCCCACAATACAGCGTATTGGAATGGGCCAACAGCACCAGTTGCAGTCCAGGCAGTAGGATTTCCCAACGTGAAGGTGTAAGTACCAGCAGACTGTGCAGCGGTAGTCACAGAGCAAGCATTGCCGCCTGCCGTGTATCCGTTACCTGTTGCCAAGTCATCAGTACCAGCCACAAAGGAAGTCTTAGCGACTGCCGAAGCGTTGGTAAGTGCTACTTTCCAAGTGTCAGAGCCAACATTGATGTTTTCCAGCAGCGGCTCAATGGCTGCGGTGCATTTTGTGTAACTTGCGGTTGGCATAAATACTCCTATTGAACGCCGATAGCACGACCATCAGGGCCGCGAATGATTGTTTTTGGTTTGGGGTTAGCCAATGTGTGAACCAAGCCTGCAATTCCTTGCATCAACTCACCATGCATTGCCTTCAGGTCAGCACCTTCCGATGCCTCATCACCGCCAATTTGTTGGGTGATTTCGTTAGCCGCTGCCTGCTGTGCAGCAACAGAAGCTGTATCAAGTGCGTTTTGTGCGCTGATTTGTGCAACTTGAATCTTCACGCTGGCATCTAGCTCTGCCTTTTCGCGGTCAGCCTGAGCCTTGATTTGTGCAATGCGCTCGTTGGATTCAATTTCTGCTTGCTTGATTTGAGCTTCATAGATTGCTTGCTTCTCAGCGATTTGCGCTTCCAACTCAAGGCGTTGCGCTTCCCGTGCCGCTTCAATCTGGTTTTGGGCAGTAACTTGCTCGTGTTGAGCCTGTTGCTTCATCTGCTCCAGTTGGGCTTGGAATTGCAATTCACGCTGGTGCTTCTGGTCTTCCAACTGAGCTTTTGCCTGCTCCAACTGTTGGGTAGCCTGAGCCTTAGCCTGCTCAATCTGCATCTGTCCTTGAATCTTCACCATCTCAGGATTCGGTGGCGAAGGTGGCATCTTGGTATGCGGGTCAGACGGATCGCTGAAGAATAGAGAATCCTGCTTGAATCCAAGAGCCTCAGACAGTTTCTTGTGCGACTCGTAGATGTTTGCAGGAGACACAATCCCCGCGCCAAACGCCTGCTGTTGGGACTGAATCAGGGCCATCAAATGCTGCACTTGCTGATCCTTGTTGCCAGTGCCCAAGCCTACGTTGATGGACAAGTCATACTGATTGCGCCAAGCCCGTGGATCAATCGTCACCCACTTGCCTGCCACGCGAATCTGATCCTCTTTCTCCTGATGCTGGCTAACCAACTTCAAGATGAGCAGGAACAAGTCCTTCATGCCAGTTTCTGCAAACTGCCTTGCCATCAATTCCACCCGCGAATCCATGCGGTTTGTCTGGATGTTTACGCCGGTTGCAGTCTGATTCAAAGCGTCAGCATTCACGCCTTGGGTGTTGCGTGTCAGGCCCGTGCGCTGCTCCTTCTGCATTTCCAGATAGTCGAGCAACTGGTAGGAGCTGGAGTTATCGCTAGAGCCTTGATCCAAACGCCCTGCCATACCTGCCTGCTTCATGCGGACAACACCACCTGGGCGGGAGGTGAGCAAGTCATCCAGATTTACCTGCCCGTCAACAGCGAAGTAACGCCCGTTAACCGACAAATACAGGTTGTCCAGAATGGCACGGGTTACTGCCGTTTTCGTCTTCTGAATCTCCAATGCTTGGTCAGCAGGGCACAGTCCGAAGAATTGGTGCGGCAGTGGCTCAGGGCAGATAGAAACGAATGGAGGGCCATCGCATTCCTCGTTGTCAAGCAGACGATTGCCTGCGCGTGTCATCTTGCGCCATTCCGCGATACCGTCACCATCAGCATCGACGCGCATATAGCACTCAGTCACCCAAATCTGCTTCTGGCTTGGATCTCCTGGCACTTCATTAGCACCGGACTGCCAGCCAGTTTCGTCATTGAAGGTGATGCGCTCAATACGCTCTGCACTCAGACTTGCCTGAATGTCATCGCTGGTTAAGTCATCCACATTGGAATAACCCATTGCCTTCAAGTCGCTGATTGTCCGCAAGACTTGGTGGGCGCAGAAACGTGCTTCTGCAATGCTCTTGGCATCACGGTTAATCAGGAATTCTTCAGGCGGGACGTTGTAAATCTTTACCTGCTTGACTTCCTTTGTCCGCTTGCAGGCAATGTCGTGCAGCATCTTTGCAGGCTGAGATTGGATATGCTCAATCTGCTGCTGAATGCCCTGTATGGCTTGCAATGCTTGGGGATTGGGTGCAAGTACACCGTTGGGGCCTTGGACGGGCTGTTGAGCCGCTTGTTGAGCCTGTGCAAGCTGTTGCATCAGGTGGGCAATAGCCTCTTGGCGCTGCTCTGCGTCTTCTTCATCAGGCTTGGCAGTGTGCTCGATGATTTCTACTTCTTCATCGTCTGCAATCAACTGCAAATCTTCGTCTGACAGGTTGTTGTATTCCTCACGCATCTCATTGCGTGTCTCGTCCCACATCACCTTCAGAATGCCAACCTTGGACAGCAAAGCGTCCTTAATCCATGTCCGCAGGATGAGGAAGCCAGGATTCTTTTTGTAGAAGATGTGATTTACATAGTCAGTCACTTGCTTCGCAGCGTCCTCGTCAGTCTCCTTTTGGGGGACAAACTCGACTACTGCATCTGAAGCAGTGAAGACCTTAATCAGAGATGTTTGCAGCCAATTGACGGTATCTGCAACGCTGGAATCAACGAAACTAGACCGGCCTTCCACTTCAGGAGGGGACAAGTCACCAACTGCGCGACCAAGGTAATACTGAAGATTCTTGCGGCGAGCTTCCGACAACTTACCCGTGCGGTAGCCCGTGCTGCTGCGTATTTCGTTGCCAGTTATCGCCAGCAACTCATCGTCGCTCATCCGTTTAGCCATAGTAGGGACGCATCACTGCGTTGCCTTTCAAAGTTGTTTAAGCAATCATGCCCATCGATGGGTAACGTAAAACACTTCCCCATTCCTCATTCGATAACGAATCAGACGCAAGACATAGATACCTAAAGGCATCTGCCCCGTGACTATACGAATCATGTAAAGGGGCTTGTGCTTCCCCTGTTTTCTGGCTGATATTCCACCTGTAACGCTTCAAACACTCCACCAGACGCTCTGTCCTGTCCTTGTTGAAGTACACACGCGGGAATACCTCCCGTGTACGATTTATGCCGTTAACAATGGAGGTTTGCGTCAGAGATTCCTTTGGAGTGACATTCCAGCTAAGTTGTCTCATCACCGTGGCATCGTCCTTGCCCGTCTGATGTCGCACATGGAAACCGTCATGCGGTAGCCAAACGTCACCCCAATTCATAGGCTGATCGTCCAGGCGTAACGCTCTCAACTCTGCGGAGTAGTCAGCCAATGTCCTTTGGTTGCCCTCTATGTAATGAATGATTCGTATCTCAGACGATACTTTCTGGGCAAGAATCAGGGTTGTTGCGTCATTCCAGCCCAAATCCACGATTACATGGGTTTTGATTGAGCCGTCATGGGGGACGTGTCCAATGCGCCCTGCTGCAATGGTTTGGCTCATTGCGTCAAAGTAAATAGCACCCTCGACTGCTGGTTTGCACTGACCTAGCCAAACGTGGCGATAGTCATCAATCCGCATTGTCTTTTCAGCGTGCGCCCTCTCCGCTTCCAATACTTTTGGAAAGTATGGGTTGTCGGAGTAATTCATCAGCACCGACACACAGTCAGGTGGTGGATTCTTGACAAACATCTCATGGGTTGGATCAGTCTCCAACTCAGGGTTGTAAGTAACCCAAATCTCCGAGCCTTCCTTACGGATAGTAGGAATCAGGGTTTTCCAAGACTTGGCGCTGATTGATTGGGCTTCTTCGCACCAGCAAATATCCACGCCCTCGAATGACTTCAAAGCGGTGGCTGTAACGTCTGACAGGCCAGAGAAGAAGATTTGCGACCCATGAGGGCCACGTATTTCAGTCTGAAGCACTTCAAACACCTCAGACAGTCCCATCTGCTCTATCTGATCCGTCAACAACTGGTGGACAGACTGTTGGATGGACTTCTGCACTTCACGGGTGCAAAGAATGCGGGTTTCCTGCTTTACACAGCGTAGGAGCAAAGCACGGGCGAATCCCCAAGACTTACCACTGCCTCGTCCCCCACGGGCTACCTTGTACCGTGCAGGCTTGAAGAGAAACTGCAACGCCTTTGGAAAGCGTATGTCTTTCTCAATCAAATTTGACATTCAGGTTGATGCCAACTGCGCCACCGTCTGGGGCTGAGAGTGTCACCGAGCTAAGGTCAGACAGGGATTTACGCAATAAGATTTCAATTGCCTTCATGCGAGACATTGAAATTTCACTGCCTTCAGTAAGTGCATGTTTTTGCAAGACATTTATTAGCTGACTTGCTTGGATTTTTGCCCTTACGTCTTCGCTATGAAGTTTGTTTAATCGTGCAGCCATTGGATTCCTAGTGATAAGGTTTGTCCAGATAAAAAAATGCCCGTGTATTCCAACGGGCTAAGACCAAGGGGGGTACTTAGTCAGGGGAGATTGTGCGATTATCAGAAGTTGGTAAAGGGTTAGTCGTATCGAAGATTGAACGCACAGACTTCAATGTGCTGGATACCCTCAGTTGGGGCAGGCAATAGACGGTTAGTCCGTTTGCGTCTTCCGTCTTCTCGATAGCTCCGACATATACGAGATTCCATATCGCTGCCCTTCCCTTGTTTACTACCAAGCCTGTTTGCTTGATGATGTTGACTCTTGAAATAGGGCCATATTCCTCAACACATTCATAGACTGTCTTCATTGAGCCAATTGGACGGGCGAATTTGACGGGCTTTCCTTTTTGCAGGCTCATTCAAGCACCTTTTCAACAGTTTTGAACTTGTGACCGTTAAAGCAAAGTCGATACCGGACGTACCCTGCTTTTAGCTTCCTTGTCTCAGTGACATTGGTATATTTGGTTTGGCAGACAGGGCAATTCATTTCATGTCATCCTGCATCTTGTCCCACTCCTCGATCTGGCGCATCTTGTATAGGCATGAATCAATCATTTCTTCCAAGTCATGCACCATCCATGCCCTGAAGTTGAGTTGGTTGTTTCTCAGGCTTACGCCGTATTTCTTCAAACCTAAGCGCTGGCGTTGAGCAATAATTCTTGCCAAGTCCCCTTCCGTCCCTTCCAGGCGTAGAAAGCCTCCGTCCACTTCAATAGTTGTCATAACCTTGCCTCCAATCGTTTAACTTTCTTGCGGAAAACCTTGATAAGCCTCTCCAGGTACTCAATGTCGTAACGGGTTAGCTGGTTTTGTCCCATGAGCCAATCCAACCTTTCCTGCCCAATGCGCTCCAAGATGCGCGGCCTGTAACCCTCAAGGTTTCCGCTTTTGTGGTTGTTGCAGATAGAACAACCCTTGTGGATATTCCAAAGGTTGAAGCGCACAGAAGAAGCTGCACCAACACTGCGGAAGTGGGATGCGTGCCACTGACCATCCCAAGTAGCAGGACGCTCACAGGAGCAGCAAGGCAAATCCTTATCCCGTAGCCGAACGTACTTGTTCACGATGGCTTGGGCTTCAGACAACCATTGCTGGCGACTCTTTATTGCCTTCTTCCTAGCCTTGGTGCGCTCTGCTTCTTCTTTCTTTGCAGCCTTGACTAGCCTGCTTGCGCACATAACTCCGCAAACATTCTGGAGTGGACGGACAGGTGTAAAGCAGGCTCCACAGTGCTTGCAGGTTTTATCCTTCATGGAAGACAACCCCTTTATCTGCACCGAAAGCCAGAGCCAATTCCAGTAGCTCACTCATTTCCTCTTTTGTCATCTTGGAAGTGGATAAGCCAAGGACTACGAAACCACCATCCACTCCTGGCACTGTCTTTTGCTTCCTAAGTGAAGCAGTCAGCATGGTTTTCCAATCGTCTGCGGTTAGCTTTTCCCCGTACCAATCGACTTGGTTGGCTATGTCCGTCAGTGCTGCCCACATCAAGCGGTTTTGCTCGTTGCTGCGCTTTTCCTTGCGGACAGTTACTTGAAGACGGTGGCCTGCTATCAAGTAAGGCTTAACAAGTGCCCACAAGTCTGAAAGTGCCTTGTGCCCCTGTTGTGCGTTGTATAGGGTGTAAGTGCTACTCATGCTTTCAATGCCTTCAATAGCCAATCGTCATACGCAGCCTTGGGACTAGAGCCACCGCCAGTAATCATTCCTCCGGCACATATCCACCACTGGTACTCCCATCCACAATCGAAGAATCGGCCTTTCATGTAAATGCGGGGCTTCATTCGTTGTCCTCAATGAAACGCATATATCCACGGCAACGCTCTTCAAATCCACGTCCATAAATCCGCGCTTCCAAGTGCTGCAACCGTTTAGCTAACCAAAGTGCTGCTGCTGCCTTTCCTAGCTTCTTGACGTTGTGGTGGTAGCTCATGCGTGACTCTCTTGCTTCTGCCATTTCGATAATCTTTCTATCGGACTGCATAAATCCCACGGGATGGCTTGTGGACTACTCCCTCTTGCCACAAGTCCCTCAGTGTTTGGTAGCACTGGCGATAGCTCCAGCCTGTAATCAATTCAAAGTCTTGAAATGACAATGGGCCATGCTGGAGCACGAGGATTGCTGCGCGGCGTTTAGTCATACAACCTCCAATGCGCGTTTTGCCATTGCAATAGTTGCAGGAGTGCCGCGAGAAGGGTTTGCCAGCAAGTCACGCGCCCATTGCTTGCAGTCAACACGTTGAATAGGTGTTTCCCACTTTTCACGCAACGGGGCCAACTTTGCCAACTCAGCAGCAAGTCGCGCTGGATCGGCTTTAGGCTCTGGCAACTTCAATGCTTCAGGAGAAGGTGCGGAATAGCACAACTTCTTAAACTCGATTACGTTTGGGCAACGCTCTGGCAAATTCTCCAATGCCCATGCAATCCGGTGAAGGCTGTTTGCATAAGCGGACAACTCATGCGCCCATACCGTTTTAACGTCACCAATGGGGCTTTCTCCAAGCGATCTATCCCACGCTGCACCATAGGTAGCGGCAAGGCGTTTAAACAGCCTATCGATGGCTTTATCCATTTATCACCTCAATTCGTTTAACAGGGATGTCAATCACGTTTAGGACGTTGCTGTCAGGATGAGACTCGCCTGTCATTTCTTCCCAACGCTCACGGGCTTTGCGGGAGTCGCGCTCCTTAAAGCTCTCAGGTTGCTTTGATTTGCCTTTTGGTGGCAGTGCAGCAGCAAGCCAATCAAGTGGCTGAAGTGGTTTTGCACGAATGCATTCACGCAATGCGTCAACTACTGCGTCATCGCCGTGCTGCTTACGGAGTCCACCAAAGAAGGACCGCGCTTGTTTGTCAGTTGAGCCAGCGTTAACCAACAACGGAATCCCGTAAGAGAAAATGATTTCGCTTGTGGAAAGCGCCGCTTTTGCGGCTGTACCTTTAGGTACAGAAGAATCAGGAATCAGTGAATCAGTGTTAAGGGAATCAGGAATCAGTGAATCAGGCGGATTTCCACGGTGCTCGTACGGTGAATCACTAGGCTCTAACGGTTCTTTAACCGTTATTTCACCGTTAATGTCTGGAATGACTGAGTGTTTTTCAGTGTGGTGCGGCCTTTGGTGCTTGTGCCAATTCGTTACTTGCACGTACTTTGTGCCGTTAACTTCATAGCGAATAATGAAGTTCTTGGCTGCAAGCTGCGCCAACATTGCTTCAACATCAACATCATCAGCAGGGAAGACGTTTATCTTGATCTTCTTTGGACGGTCTTCTAGTCGGCCTTCACGGTCTGCAACTGTCCACAGTCCAGCAAAAAGTAGTCGCGTGGCGAAATCAAGCTCAACCATGTCTTCATTGCAGAAGAATCCAGGCTTAATATTTCTTGATCTAGCCATTACGCTACATGGCTCCATGATTCGTAAGAAAGAACCTTTTCAACCGTACGAACATGGACTCCGTACGCTTTAGCTAGTGCTTCATTACTAAGGTTTTCGCGGATATGCTTCTTTAAGTTTTCACGCTGTTTTGCTGCGCTACGGATTGAAACAACGTCCAAATCAAGCAGTTTTGCGTGATTCAACTCTTGGCCCCGTCGAGCCATAGAACGGGCGCGAGAAAGGTACTCAGACCTTTCCAGCACTGAATCAGGGCGATGCTGTTTCATGCCATTTCCATTTCAAACAGACCAACCTGCTCCCGTTCAGCGTCTGCAATGTTATGGCAGGCCAATTCCCAGTACTGTGGCTTCAACTCCGTACCAACAAACTTGCGGCCCATCTTCACAGCGCAATAGCCCTCAGATCCAATTCCGGTAAAAGGAGAGAAAATCAAATCACCCTTATTCGTCCAAAGGTGAATGCAACGCTCGATCACATCAAGCTGAAGTGGGCACATGTGCTTTTCGTCGTTCTCATCACGGGCAGGCAACTTGTTCAAAGTGCGGCCCTGATTGATGTCGTCCCAGATAGGGCTTGCATACTTTTGCCACATCATCACTGGCAAGTCATCACCGTGCGTAACCCGTTCTTCGCAGTCTCCAGGCTTACGCATAGTCACAACGTAGTCAGGAAGTCCCATGCGGCTCATGGTGCTGTTTTCGCGGATGGTCTTGTGCAACAGTCCCAGTGCCTTTGTACGCTGCATTGCAACTACCGGGTCTTTCCAGATTGCGACTTCCGAGTGGTAGATAAATCCGGCGTCTTGGAATGCACGAATCAAATCACCTCGGAAATCACGCAGTCCGATAAACCCTTGACGCATCTTGGTTGTCGGAAGATTCATGCAGTGAAAAGACACATTGCGTCCAGGCTTCAACACACGGAACAACTCAGCAATCAGGAACTTCAACTGCGCTACAAACTCATCGTCACCTTTGCAATTTCCCATATCGTGATCTGAGTTTGAGTACACAAACAGATCAGCAAAAGGAGGGGAAAAAACCGAGTAATCAACACTGTTTGATTCCATGCGTCGAGAATGCTTTACGCAGTCTCCTAGGTACACAGTGAAGTTCTCAGACTTATGAACATCCTCGCGGTATTCATCAACAATGTTTGATTGGCCTGCCAGTTCGTTATTCATAATGTCTTTCATGTGTTCAATCATTTGTGCGCTCATCTCATGGTGTTGCACTTCTTTGCGTTTCAGGTTGTCAAGAATCTGGCCTTCGTTTTCAGCTGTAAAAAGGTGAACTTGAACGGATCGCTTTTGTCCAAACCGATATGAACGGCGAACAGCTTGATAAAACTTCTCGAATGAGTCATCCAGCCCCACAAATGCCATCCGAGCGCAGTGTTGCCAGTTCATTCCAAACCCTGCTATCTTTGGCTTTGAGATAAGAACGCGAACTTCGCCATGAGCGAAACCAAGAAGATTCTTAGACTTGGATTCGGGTGAATCTGAACCTTGAACGTTTACAGATCCTTCAATGAGCGATTGAAGATATTCAGCCTCATCGTTTAAGTGAGTCCAAATCAGCCACGGCTCGTTTGGCTCTGAATTGACTATCTTTGCAAGTGCTTGGCATCGTGCTTCAATGGAATCACGCTGCGCCTTTCGGCGTTCAAGCATCGTCCGTGCAGGACGGGCGAACAACTCATCTCCAAGCTGCTCAGTCTCCACAACATGCTCAAAATATTGAAGCGGTGGAAGCTCATAGCGTGAGCCATCGAAACCAATATCAGAAGGATTACGGAGAACAACAGCCCATCCACCCATCCACTCCCAAAACTTAGAAGCACCCCATCCCTTGAGTCGCCATGTCCCTGTGTCGCCGGTATCGTTGACAAAATAAGTTGCCAGCATCTCTGTGCGTGTCATAACACCTAGAAACTCACACTGGTTTCCTAGTTCCTCAAAGTCATTAGGGCTTGGTGTAGCTGTGCAGCTAAGACGATACGGGACGGATTGGCACGATTCAATGATCGCAGTGCGCGTCTTTCCGTTATGGCTTTTCAGGATGCTCGATTCGTCAAGAACGATGCCATGTAGCTCAGTGAAGTCGATTACATCAATGCGCTCATAGTTCGTAATCCATACGCCAGGAGCGTTAGGAGTCTCACCTGCAGGAACCCGCTTAACTTCAATGCCAAATGTCTTACCCTGCTCAATGGTCTGCTCAGATACAGCCAATGGCGCAAGAATCAGAACAATTCCACCAGTATGCGAATGGACCTCATCAGCCCATGAAAGCTGCATAAGCGTCTTACCTAGTCCGGTGTCTGCAAAGATCGCAGCACGTCCACGACGAACAGCCCAACTCACAATGGCGTGTTGAAAGTCAAACAAGTTCTCATTCAAGTCACCAGGTCGATGCCCAGTTGCTACCTCAGTGCGGCGCTTGCTTTTTACAAACGTCTCGTAATCATCTAAAATCAATTCACTCATCTGCTTACCTTTTCTAAGTTGGTGATAGAAGGCCCACGCTGTTTGCGCAGTCGTGGGTTTTCGCTTTACTGGCATGCCTTTGGTTGCACACCGAAGTACCTTTTCAGCTTGCCTTCCTGCTTCTTCAGGATCGTCCAGCCCTGCTCCTTTAGGTCTGAAATTCGACGGTGGGGACTGACAGAAGGAAGCACGGCAGCAATGTCCACGCTGGTGCAACCTGATTTGCGAAGAAGCAACTTCTTCAGCTTGTCCTGTTGGGTCATGTGTTTAAACCTATGGGTTAAATTGCAGGTTGACTAAGCAAAAACGCAGGCTTACGCTTTGCCTTCCTTGCGGTCTTGATTCGCATGGATGCACCGTTAACCTGATCTGCTATTGATTGCGGAAGCACTTCAGGCCACATATAGATGGCTTGCACGGTCTTGTAGCCCATCGCTTCAGCGGCTTTTTTTGGCGTACCACCAAGGAGATTGATTGCGTCTGTTTTTTGCATACGCTGAATTGTAATAGGAATTACAAGCGCATTGCAAGATTTATTACACGATTAGCGCTAATCTGCAAAAATGACAACCTACGGTGAAAGACTTGCCAAAGCTATGGCACACAGAAGCGCTCAGTTAGGGCGTGAGGTGTCGCGGCTTGAGTTGGCGAATGCCGCTGGTTGCTCAAGGCAAAACATAGGAATGATCCTCACCAACGCGCAGGGCGATCAAAGACTTTCCACGGAGAAACACGCAAAAGCTGCGGCGTTTCTTAAAGTGAATGCTGATTGGTTGCTAGACGGTACTGGAGAAATAGATTCCCCCAAGCACTACACGCTGACAGCAGAGCCAGGTGAGTACAAGCGGGACGTATCAGGGCCAGCCAGAGAAATTGCCAAGCTCTACGACTTGATACCGGAAGGTGACTTGGTTAAGCGCGCTCTAGCCTATAACGCTGCGACTCAAGCGATTCTGGACGTACTCCAAGAGAAGAAACCCACCGAGTAAGCAACTCCTCTTCTGTAAACACCACCACACGCTCACCGTGTAGCCCAGCCTCCATTGCGGAGGCTTTTTTTTGCTCGTAATCCTGAGCTTGGACAAGTGCAACGCTTGTCTTCATTGTTTCTAACTCCCATTACCTGTTTTTCCGTACAGTTTAACCTGCAAGGCTTACGTCAGTTGGTCTAAGTGTTTACCCTATGTTGTAAATTTATTTGTAATTCCTATTGCTTTTTGCTTGTAAACCGTATTACAATCATTCCAACGCAACAAACAACGAAGGGGAATGAGATGCACACACCGACAACTGCCTGGGATCGCCCACCAACAGACGCAGAGCTAAACCGTTTCTACGGCAAGCCAGCCAAGACAGAAGTGCGTGACAACTACTTTGAAGTGCTGACAGAAACAGTGCGCAAAGTGCCTGCCAAGAATCTGTCGCTGCCTTATGTGAGCTATCGCAACGTGCCTCACTTTGGCTCTATCGAAAGCTACCCGCTGGCAGAAGTGATTGAGGACTACATGGGCTATGACAAGCCTATGGAAGCGTTTTTGGCAGTGTTTGAGAAGTCTGACTGCCCATTGGTTGCAAAGCTGCGCGAAGCAATTGCAGAGCGTTTTGCAGACGCTAACGCCGATGAGTTGGAAGCATTTAAAGCAGCAGGAGACGAGGAATGAACCACACAACACGCCGCTACCCGCGCACCCTCAACGAAGCCTACGGGCCTTATTGCAGCCCTTACGTTGAAGACACGGAGCGCACCTACTGGACTCCCACGCTGATCTTGTTTGCAGTGACGTACTTCCTTGCATTTGTAACTCTTTACATGGTGCTGTGATGAACATCCAAACAGAATTTGTAAACCCACCTATCCCAGTCCGCAGATACGACTGGACTGCTATTGATGTGGACACATACGACGAAGAGACAGGCAAGCCCGCTGGATACGGAGTGAGCGAGGAATTCGCCATTGCGGACTTGATGGGACAGCTTGGAGCTAGTTGCACAGACATAGCTGAAGAGTTGGCAGGTCGTGGCTTCACTGATGCACAGATCGCCAAGGTAATGAATACGGAGGTTGTATGAAGCCGCACCCAGAGTTTCAAGACTACTTGTTTGACGAACAAGGTAATGCTTACCGCAAGAAGAAAAGTGGAAAGCTAATAAAGCTGATCGGAACAAAGTGCGGTAACGGATACAGGGCTATTTCGTTTTGTGTGAATGGCGTTTATCTGAAGCGTGAGTACATACACAGAATGGTTTGCAAACTGTTTAACGGCGGTGACGGTGTTGGATTGCATTGCAGGCACCTTGACGGCGACATAACAAACAACGCAGCTTCAAACCTTGCATGGGGCACACCACTAGACAACGCAGCAGATATGAAGCGGCACGGAACAACAGCAAAAGGTGAGCGCAACCCAATGGCTGTTTTGACTGAAGAAAAGGTAAAGGAAATGCGTAAGGTTCGTAGCGAATCTGGAAAAACCTATTTGCAAATTGCAAATGAATTCGGAGTTTCAAAAATGACTGCATTTCGTGCAGTTACACAGAGGGCATGGATATGAGTATTTACACAAAGCTGAACACAGCACGAAACCAGTTTCATACGCTGAAGCTGAAAAAGTCTGGCCTGAACAAGTTTGCTGGTTACGAATACTTTGAACTAGCTGACTTCCTGATACCAGCAATGGACATTCTTTCAAAGAACGACTTGTGCGCTTTCATTTCGTTTGGCAAAGACTTGGCGACTATGAAGATAGTTGACGCTACGGACAGTAGCTTTATTGAGATTACATCTCCAATGTCAACAGCCGCCCTTAAAGGATGCCATGAGGTGCAACAGCTTGGCGCAGTGCAATCCTATTTGCGCCGTTACCTGTGGGTTGCAGCGTTGGAAATTGTCGAGCATGACGCACTGGATAGCTCTGCACCACTGACAAGCAAAGTCCAGGCAATCAAGCAACCCGCATTGGGTGGAATTGGTGACGAGTTGCCAATTGATCGCCGTGACTACCTGCGTGAGCTTGCAGCGTGGATCACAGACAACGCTGATGACGCAACCGTAGTCCGTGAAGAGCTTGCAGTCCAAAACTTGGATGAAACGCAACTGCTCTATATGCAAAGTTTCCTGAATCCTGCCGTGCGTAAAGCATTGGGCATGACATACAAAAAAGCCGCTTAACGATTACGGGGGAAAGCGACTTTCTAGAAGTCAGGAACTACGCCAGCGAGTACCCCACCTTTTAACTAACTGAAAGAAAACTATGAGCTACGACACACCATATCGCCCTAAAGACAACACCGGCAGCATCTTTCGTAATGAAAAAAAGGAAAAAGACACGCATCCTGATGGAACAGGATCAGCAGTGATTGATGGTGTTGATTATTGGGTTAGTAGCTGGAATGCAGTCGGGAAATCCGGTATCCAGTACCGCAACTTGGCATTCAAGCGCAAGGATTCTGCATACCAAGAACCGCAGCAAGCACCAGCACCCAAGGCATTCAAGCCTGCTTCACAAGACGCAGCCAAGGCCCGTCAGTTGCCACCACAAGATGGACGCACAGCAGATCGCTCAATGCCCCACAAAGACTATGGCAATGAGTATGCGGACGATTCGATTCCCTTCTGATCGTGCGTGACTTCATAGATATGTACCGCCTATACCGCCGAAACGCGATAGGCGTATTTCCCTCAATCAAGATGGCATTTGAAGTGGCAAGGAGCCGGTGGAATGCGTAAGTTGTCAGCGTATGCCCGTAAAGCTAGGCGTGAAAACAAGACATACAACGGCGCGGAGTGGTTAAACGTAATCACTAAGTGCCGACAGTACGACGAGGAATTACTGCCTGGAGCGATTGCAACAGAGCCAAGTTTCTCCGCAGCGCAACGGGCAATTATTGGAATCCGTACGGCGTTTGAAGCAATAAAGGCTGGACAAGGCTCTGAGCAGGATTGGGACAAGCTTGCCCATGCAACAGGAGTGACAAAGGTAAGAGCGTTTCAGATTGCTGGAAACAACAACGAAATGATGCCGCCACTGGATGAAGCCGATGCCGCCTTGATGAAGGTGAAAAACCGCTACATCAAATGGGACAAATGGGAAGTGTTGCCAGCAGAGATTGAGCCGATTACTTATGCGCTGGAGTTGTACGAAATGGTTGTCACCAGTTCCAGCCCCGCGCAGATGAGTGAAGCGGTTTTGTATCGAGACAAGATTTTGAAGAAACAAAGGGAATTGGCGTGAAGAAGAAGGATTTCAGCGAGATTTCGTACCAGCAGAAGAAGTCGTGCGGACTGCTTGGTTATCAAGGAAAGCGTGTGCGTGAACCCAATGAAGCACCTGGACAACTGGTTAGCAAGATGGAAGGCATTTACAAGCCCGATCCAACAGCTTTCTACCGGAATGACGGGCACAAGCATCTGAAGAGTAAGGGCGCGAAATGCTAGACGAAGACATTGAAGACGCTTGGAGCCTGATTGACACAGTGCTGGACTTGAGTTTTGCGGTAGCGGTTTGCTTTTTCACCGCGACTTTTGTTTACACGATTGCGTACTTTTTCGGGACTTGGAAGTGAATCGAATCTATACAAGGGAAAAGACGGACGAAGTGTTGTCCTTGCTGACAGATGTTGGCCCTATGTCCACGGTTGAACTGGTGCTACTGACAGGTAGAGGCCCACACAGTATCCGCAACTCACTGCGAATCTTGAGAGCAAACAAAGAGATTCACATCAGCCAGTACCTGTCGCCAGTTTCAAAGGGAAGACAGCAACCTGTGTACTCACAAGGCGAAGGTGTCGATGCGGTGGAGAAAGGCAAGACAGCGAAGGAGCGAAACGCAAAGTACCGCGCAAAGCACCGAATTGCTATTCGTGCGCGTGATGCTGTTCGTCATAAGCGTGAGGTGAATATGTGGGCAGGACTTCTATGAAGCTCTCCGACATTCTTTGGGGCTTGATTATTTTCACCATCCTCGTTGTGACATTCCCATTCATTGTGATGTGGGGTTGCATTGAAGCAGTTAAACAAAAAAGGACAGGACGATGACCGACTTAGAAATTTCCAAAGCCCTCGCACTGGCGATTGGGTGGCCTGAAGACCAAGTAACCATCACAACAATGAGTGTTGATGGTGGCGTCACATGGGTAGATGCGTGTGTTTCTGTACGTCCAGACGGAGCTAGTTATGGTCGCCCGTTTTGGTACACCGACTGGAACATCATCGGCCCGATAGCTGAACGCTACAACTGCTTTCCTTACAAGTGGCGCGACACGGACTTGTGGGTCACGGTGAATGCATGCGAGCCTTACGCAGACACCCCGCAGAAGGCGATTGCACTGGCGGTGATTGAAGGGGCGAAGAAATGAAACTACCAGAGCCAGTGGCATGGGAACTGCTTTTCAACAGTGGACACCATGATGACTTCACTATTGAAAAAGGTGAAGCCAATGAATATGGGGAAAACAAAATCCCTCTCTACACCGAATCCCAGATGCGCCAAGCAATCAAGGATGCGTATGAAGAGTGCGCGAAGTTGTGTGAAGAGTACAGCGAGGACAAGTGGAATTTGTACAAAGGACGCGAACCCTACACAGGCTTTGAGGAAGGTCGAGCAGACAAACGCGCTCACGGTCAAAGTGATGGTGCAGACGACTGCGCTGAAGCCATCCGTAATTTGAAGGAGCAAGTCGAATGAACCGAGAAACCATCATGGCACTTGCTCGTGAAGCAGGTTTCCGCGAATGGCACCCAGACATTCTGGAGATGTTTGCACTGCCCAGCACCATTGAACGATTCGCTGCACTAATCATTGCAGCAGTACAAAAGGAGGACGTATGACCGAAGCAGAAACACTGGCGACCCAACTCGACCAAGGCGACTTCTCGATGACAGAGATTCAACTCGCCGCAACCCTGCTACGCCAGCAAGCGGTTGAGATTGAGCGACTGCGCGAGGCGTTGGTGCGAACGCTTGAATCGCTTGAGTTCCACCAGCGAATGACGCGACCAATCACAAGCACGCTTGAATCAATTGACGCTGCCCGTGCAGCACTGGAGAAACAATGACGTTAATTGCAAAAGGTTACGGCAAAGACCTGCGCATGATGCGCAAAGAATCTGGAGTAACGCAAGCTGAACTCGCAACTGCTATGGGGTTAAGCACAACGACTATTAGCAAAATTGAAATAGGACTCCAACAGCCATCACTCGACCAACTATTTCTTTGGGCCAGCTCTTGTGGCTTCACAGCAAAGATATTCTTTTCAAGAAAGGATCAATCGTGAACGCAGAACAGTTCTATGAAGAATTTAAGGCGGGACTTTCCTACCTTGGAGTTCGGTGGGGTGATATGGCACAAGTGGAAGTGTGGGTTGATGATGACACCTTCTACATGAAGCTTGATGGAAAGCAAGTCAGCTTTGCTGCGCTACTGGAGAACAAACATGATTGAAGAAGCGAAGGAAATTTCCAAGCTGCTCCGCAGTAGTGGCGAAGGCTGCAATTGCAATGCGTGGAACTCAGGCGAGTGCGCGTGTGATGCGACATGGGGCGAAAACTACACCAAGGATGCAGCAGACACTATCGACGCACTGGTGGCAGAGGTGGTGGCGCTTAAGGAGCCGGTCCAGGAGCCGATGGGATTGCTTATGCCGCCAACGTCAGCGCCAACAAATAGACCAAAAGTCATTGATATGTCACGGCTTCCAGCAATGGACGGGCAAGAGGCTTACAAGATGGCAAAGGCGCTTTCGGACCTCCTTTCCACCGCCCCAGTGCCAGATAGCGATTGCCTTGGCTGCAAACAGCTAGAAGCGCAACTAAAGACAACACGGGCCGTACTGCACAAAACCTCTGCCGAACTCGATGAAGTGAAGAGCACCGAACCAAAGCAGGAACAAGCAAACGAGATTGTCTCCATCGAAGGTATGCCTGTTGGAATGGGCAATGAACCGGAGCAAGCGGAGCCTGAAGGTTGGGATGACTGCCGATCCGAAAAACTGTGTCGCCGTTGGTGCGGAAATTCTGCTTGCATCAGTCACCCAGAGCCTAACAGAAACACTGAGTTGCTAAAGCAGGCGTTGGAAGCGTTGGAGTCATTCAAGCTGCCGGAGGATTCAATCCTAGCAGCGCAGGCAGGCAATCTGATTCTGCGTGTACCGATGGGAACCGTGAATCTCCAAGCTGCCGCGTACACCGCAATCAAACAGCACTTGGGGGAAGCATGAGAAACGAAGATGAAATGGTGCGCGTAACAGTAGTCCTAACGCGAGGCGGTGATATGCGAACGCATGTTGTCGCAGCCGGTCAAGTCGAACCACCTGCATTGAATACGCTTGTTGCTGGTATGGCTGCGCGTCTTATGCACAGCTTCTCGTCTGACACAGTGACGTTTGACGTGAATAAGGGGGAAGCATGAAGATAGAAGTAGAAATCACTGAAGCAGAAATCAAGTCTGCCATTGAGCGAAAGATTCGCGTTGCCATTGCGGATGAAGTGAACGGCTGGAATGCTGACAACTTCATCAAGGCGCAGATCAAACAGCATTGGCGTGAAGTTGCTGACAAGGAAATCCAACGTGCTTGTGCTGACTCTGACCTACTGCGCGGAAAGATCATGTCTGCACTGGAGGCAAAGATCAAAGGACAACTGACTGCAATGATGAAGGTGAAGAAATGAAGCCAGCACCAATGACAGATGAGCAGATAAAGACGGAAGCAATGGATGCCTTTGACTGCACTTGGGACGCTGATGATGAAACGCTTGTAAACAAATATGGGCACGGTGTTTACCTGTATCACTTCCTAGACTTCGCACAAGCCATCATCGCCGCCCGAGATGCACAGTGGGAGCAGATGCTGAAGGATGTTCCCGAAACCAACTTCGGGAACATGGCGGGCAAGGTATACGACATCACAGACGCCACACCACCCGAACCGGAGACGGGGTTTTCACTATTAGGAGAACTGATGTGAGTGGAAAAGGTTCGGCCCCTCGGCCTTTCAGCGTGACAAACGAAGAATACGCCTCGCGCTGGGATGCTATTTTTCAGAGAGATTTGAGCAAGTCAGATGAACATGCACAAGAAACGGCAGAAGTTATACAGGACGCTTCTGTGATTAGGCAGGCTTTTGAGAAGGATGAGGAAAATGAGCGAATTCCTGAATCAAAGTGAGTTGCATCAAGTCACTGGATACGCCCGTCCTACTTCGCAGGCAGCTTGGCTGAAAGAGCATGGCTTGCCGCACCGATTGGACAGGGGTAGAGTGATTGTTTCCCGTGTCCATGTCCAGGCATGGCTGGAAGGCCGCGAAGTAGTCTCCAATGGCTTACGAATGGAGTTTGTGAAATGAACAAGTACCCAAAGCTGAGAACCCATGTCCGTAAAGGTGCAAACGGGCAGCGTTGGGTTTCTTATTACTACGATATGCGCGGAACCGGAGAGAAAGACATTCCTCTAGGCAAAGACTATGCCAAGGCTTTGGAGCAATGGGACAAGATACACAACCAAAAGCCGCTGACACAAGGGCGTATTCAGGAAGCGTTTGACAAGTGGAAGGCAGACTGCCTGCCACTCTACACCGTTAAAGGGACAAGGGACGTTTACAAAACCAACCTGAAGTATCTGGAGCCTGTGTTTGGGCAGGCCGGTTGGCATGAAGTAACCCTGCCAGTGATTTGCCAGTACCTTGACAAACGAACCGCCAAGACGCAGGGGAATCGTGAAATGTCTGTGCTGTCTATTGTGTGGAACAAGGCTCGGAAATGGGGCATGACAAACCTGCCCTTCCCTGGATTCGGCGTTAAAGGCTGGAAGAACCCAGAAAAGAAGCGCAAGAAGGAAGTGCGTGACGTTGTATTTGATGCCATCTATGCACACGCCAGCCGTGTATTGAAAGACTCGATGGACATTGCAACGGCTACGGGAATGCGGATAACGGACGTTAGGACGATTCTGATGCCGGTGGACGGGCAGATACAGCTTAGAGCCTCAAAAACGGCTAAAGGAGCTGTATTTACAGTGTCGGAGTCGCCAGTATTGACTGCCGTTGTTAAGCGCAGGGAAGCCATGAAAGCGCATTCTGTGATGCTCCTGTGTACGGATTCAGGCAGGCAGATAAGCGAAAAAGCACTTTGGCATCATTGGGACAGGGCAAGGAAAGCCGCAGCCGAAGCCAATCCACTGTTGGCAGAAGAGATTCTGAGCATCTACAACAGGGATATGAGAAAACGTGCAGCAGACTTGTCCAATGACTTGGAAAGTGCCTCTAAGCTACTCCAGCACTCCAATCCCAAGGTGACAGAAGACCACTACCGGACGAAGCCGGTGAAGCTGAAAGCGGTACGTTAAAACGCTTCCGCATCAAGTAATATTAAGAGTGAAGCAGGTATGGAGACTTTGCGGAAGTAATCAGGCTCTAGACCGCATGGTTAAGCCATTTCGCAAACGGATTCATAATCCAAAGCCCTCTAGCATCCATGCGGGTTAGCGGGCAGAGTTTCCGCAAATGTCCGCATGGGGCTTCCGCAATTGACTTTTGGTTGCCTAAGAACCATAATTCTCATGTTAAAGCCTTGAACGTATATGGGTCGGCAGCTCGCATCGAAAGATGGTCATGACGCGGATCACCTTGAGTTCAGGGCTTTTTCTTTTTGAACTTGCCTTCAGGTATTAGCCCGCTTACCCACTGGCGACCACTTTTCAAGTCCCCGCTTATAGGGATCGACACATTGAAGCTCTCGCCAGTAGCAGGGTCTTTGTAAAGATTTTGAAGACTTGGAACACCACGTTTAGTAGCTACTTTTGCAGAATCGTCTCCAGCACTAAGAAGCCACGGCATAACTTCTGTCGGGTCAAAATAGTCTGCTTCTTTTCCATTTGGCTTTAACTCGCCAGACAATCTTGAGTCGTAGATGTGTCCTATGTGCAAATCCATTTCATTTTTTGGGTAAGGTGGCTGTTTACCTTGCGTAAGTAGTGAATATGCGTTGTTAAGACCAGACTGCTGTTCTGGAGTGGTTAGAAGGCCATTTTTTATGACAGAAGGAACATTCTCCCCCCTACGCATTGCTTCCAACCTTCTCAAGGCTTCCTTTTGCGCCCAATCTGGGATGCTATTCTGTACGGAAGCATCACCACGGCGCATGATTAGCTGATTGATTGGTACATCGTAGGAGTCTTCAGGGAATATTGCCCTGCGTTGTGCAGCGTCTAATCCAAGGCGTGATTGCGTTGCACGGGCTTCAGCTTCGCCTGCAAGACGTTGGTAGGCTTCCATTGGCGTGTATGGGGTTGTCCTGTTGTCTAACCCGTATGTCTTTACCAATTCATTCAGATCATTGAACCCACCCTCTGAATTCGGGTAATGTTGCGGGAATAGGACATTTGGCTGTGTTGCCAAATCACGCGCATCTCTTGAAGGAATCCAATCTGGAGCGCCCATCTCACGGTACTGATCTGCAACTTTTGCATCAATGTGGTGAATGTCAGAACCAGGTGCTTGCTCCCTCTGTCGAAGAATTTCCTGTCTCCATGAAAGTGCATCGCGGGCAAGTTTTGCGTCTGATTGCTGGCTGAACATCTCAGGCCCACCACCTTGCGCCCATCCTTCTTTGTTTTGTATCCAGTGCTGCAATTCATGTGTAGCCAAGGATTTAGGATTGGCGTCTATGTTCCAAGCAGGGTCTTGCACTTCAATCAAGTTTGGGCCAGCTCTATATGTTCCACCATCTAAATGCGAAGACTTAATATTCACGTCTTGTGCAGATGGATATGCGTCATAAAGCGATTTGTGATCCAAGAAGTCTGGAAGTTTTGTGTAATTTGTATGATGCACATCCATCTTTGCAGCGTTATCTGGAATCTCCTGCCGCCACTGTCCATCTGGCCCCTTCCATGTGCCTGTCTCACTCCAAATCTGGCGAGGTTCAACGCCTTTTGATGCTAGGTCTTCAGCCTTCTTTGCTGCAAGTGCGTCCCAAACCTTTGCGCCCTTTCCGATAAACATCAACGGGCCAATGTTTTCAGAAGCAAACCGACCTGCTTGATTCTGCAAAGCCTGATTCGCAGGGCCAACACCTATGGCATTTTTTGGGTCTTCACGCACAGCATCTTTAAGCAGTCCATACTGAATTGCAGCATCATCGTTAGCTTTCTTCAGTGTGCGTTTGACGCTTCCAACAGGGTCAGCAAGCAATCCAAGTAGCGGCGTGTCTGGTGATACTTCAGGATTCAATGAGCCACCAGGAGAGGCATCATTCCAGTATTGTTTGAGTGCGCCGAATAGTCCGAGTCCTGCCATGATTACCTCACTTCAACGAAGCCTGCGCCAAAAGTTCCTTGGTCCTGTCAGAGCCTTTGTTTGAGCCAAGCCAGAAGTTGATTACCCCACCAAAAGCAGCGGCTAACGAACCCAACATAATCATCAGCGGTGCGGACTCCACAAGGGACTTGTCGCGTGTCATGCTGACAAGAATGGCAAAGAACCCAATGGTGATGATGGTGGACAGTATTTCTGGAAAGTAGCTGTGTGTTGCCTCACGCATCTTTCGAGCGCCAGCCACGTTGTCGTTCTCCAGTTCCAGAACCTTAATGTCATGGTCGCCTGCCCACTTCTTGAAGTCTATTTCTGCCAGCTTGATCTGGCTTATCTGGTCCGGCGTCATCTTCCCGCTGTTCAATACTTCCGTCACCGCTTCAACGGTCTTTGCTTCAAGGCCGAGTTTGTCAGCAAGGAACGAAGCAGCGGCACCGCCAAGAGGTCCACCAAGTGCGGAACCAATCAAAGGTGCAAGCGTTTTTAGCCATTCATTCATGTCAATTCTCCGTAACCAGTTTCGTAGTACGTCCTGCCCTCAGTGAGAGTCGTCCATAGCATCCATATCCCTGTACCCAACCCATGCGCTTCCCTGCCCCTGCCCTGCATAACGTAGTCTTCACGCTTTTGGAGCATCTTGGACAGGGCAACGGCTTCCAATTCGGACAACCGTTTGTCTTGCAGGTTTATCTTGTTGAGCATCAGGGACAGCCTTGACTAAGCTCGTTTCCACCGTACACCTTGCGCTCGTATCTATCCTTGCAATAGTCAGCAGCGCACGATTTACCCTCATCAGGTATCCAAGCCATATTGAAAACAGCATCACGGCCTCCACACGCCAATGGAATTGTGTGATCTATCGCCCAACCTGGACACGCACCTGAATGCTTTCCAGTGGAAGGACACGCCCACATCTTCTTGAAAGCGTTGATGACTTTGGTAGATCGATGGATTGAGCCATCAGCGTCACGGATAACCTCGCCTGCGTAGCGGTAGTCAACGATTGGGTCTAGCGTCTGTGCAATACCTTGCTTGATTAACAAGAGCGTTGCCACCACAACGATGAAGATAAGTTGTGCAATGCGTGTCATGCGAAAACCTTTACCCCGTCCTTATTGATTACCAAGGCTTGGCGCTGCATTCCATTGAAAGCGATGTGCACCCACCCGCCACCAGTAGGAGTGACAAACTCAAGAATCACCTGTTTGAAGTCGATGTTGCTTTTCAGAATCTCGCGCACAATCTTTTCAGGAGTGCCGAAAGTTGGGCAGGTGAAGTCCACTGCGAAGCCTGTGATGTGGTCAGAAGTAGGTTTGCTTCCCACTGCTTTGTTTAGCTCTGGGCAGCGATACCAACTATTGATATGGATGGGTTGCCCAAGGAGTTGACGTACAAGCTCCATCCCTAAAGCCGCTTGTTTCATGTTTAGCACTACGTCCAGTGTCGGGTCGTTGTCGATTCCTAGACGGGAGGCGGTCTGGCTGGTTGTAGCCTCCTCAAGCGAAAAATGCGCCGAAAGCGGAGTCATTTGCCAACCTTTGCGTTTATCGTGTTGAGCAATTCAATGTGGCGCTTGTAGGAGTCTTCACGATGGTCTGCCATCACCTTGGCGAAGTCCTTCCTATCTGTCTCTGCATTCTGGAAAAGACGCTCTATATGCTCTGCCAACTTGTCAGTCCTGCGGCGCTGCTCACTCTTCACCTCGTCCACTGCGGTATCAACATATTCCGTTATACGGTCATTAAGGACAGAGTGCCCCGTAGAGGCATCCTTGCGTACTGCATCATGTTTTTCCCACAACATTTCATGCGCCCTTTCATTGCGATGCCACGCCCAACCAACTAAAGCTAAGAGTGGTGCCCATACGAAGTCTTTGATAAACGTGAGTAGGTCGAAGTCCGGCTGAGTCATATGATTGCCACTGCTTTGATGTGGTTGTGATTCGGGTCGATGCGGTTGATAGACAGAGCTATCTGGATGCACAGAAGGTTTTGCGGGTGATCGAAGTCGAAGCAAAGACGCTCCAACGTGTCGGAGATAGTCACTTCACCGTCTTTAGGCCAGCCAACAAGCAAAGCCCAAGAGGTATGACAGAGGATTACGTCAACAATCCACGCAGTGACAGCGATGGGAGCGAGATACCAGTACTTCTTAGGATTGCTCACGCAGATAAGCGCAGGCTTTAGAAGAAGTAGAAGTATCTCCGTCATAGCAGCGCTCGCAGTGCAGCGGCCTCTGCTTCCACTTGGTAAACCTTGGCTACACCTGGAATGGCAGACAGGTCAACCTGTCCGCTGGTAATCGTCTTGAAGGCTTCTGCCATGAGCATCACAGTTTCCCGTAGGTTGCGCTGTGTGAGTTGGTTGTCTGCGTCCAGTTTGGCAAGTTGCTCTGCTGGTGTAGGAACATGGACAGGCTTGAGTGCTTCCGCTTCTTCTGCCGTGATTGGCACAGAGCCAGCAGGCAGCAATTGCAAAAAGTTGTCGTCATCAAGAAAGTGGACGCTGTTGTCAGGGGCTTTGTAGTGCATGATTTTTCCTTAGCGAAGTTCAACCCACAGTCCAAGCGTTGCGCCGGACAGGTTAGTTGCCAAGTAAGACTGCCCCGGAGGTACTAGTGTTGACATAGTGTCATTACAGTTAGCAGCAGCAGTGATATAGGCTGTTTGTATGCCATTAACAGACAAAGAGAACGAGCTTCCTCCTACTGCTAGTCCGCATCTGACATTGATTCGTATTGGCCTCCCTGTGGTGTTGTAGTACGTTGTACCAAGTGCCCGTGACGCTGTTACATCCTGCCAAGTCTGCCCATACCCAAGCGAAGACATTGCAGCCAGAGCCTGCCCACCATATCCTTGAATAGTCGAAGGTGCAGTTGCCCAAGTGCCTGCCGTTGCCTGTGTGGATTCAACGTAGCCAATTACGCGATAAGCCACGTTTGACCGAGCAGTGGTGGAGTACACAACCGATGCAGAAGTTGCAGCGGCGGATATTGCTGTGGTGCTGATGAGTCCTGTTTCGGACAAGTCATTGCCACCGGAAATATTCACAACCCCCAATTCGATAGTGCCTGCGTTGTTCAGAGCGAGGACTACCAGACGGGACTGTGTTGCATTGACTGTGCCTAGAGTCGCAGTGGTAGGAACAACCAAGTTAGCAGGCGTCCCCGTCACCGTAGTAACGGCCCCGCTTCCAAGCGTGGTGCTGCGGAAGTCCAATGCCAACGCAGAGGCACTGATAGTCAGTGCGCTGGAAGCAACTGAGGCTGAAATTGGGAGAATTTGAGGCGGGTTGTAAGACTTGACAAAGGCAGTTGTTGCTACCTTTGTGCTGCTGTCTGTACTAGTCTGAGTCGTTGCTGTGGCAGAGCCAAGAGCAGGAGAATTCAGGCTTGTAATGTCAGTATTGGCACCGGATGCTGCTGCGCCAATAGCGGCAGGCGTGAGTCCCATGTTTGTCACAGCAGTGGCAGGGACATAAGTGCCAGTACCAAGACCCACCAAGTCACGGATTTTGGCAATGAAACTTGCGTGCGCCCTTTGCGTGTCATCCAGTACGCTAGGAGATTGCGCCCCATCAGGGAAATTTAGGGAAGCTGTCGTTGACAACTGGTCTATCGTACTGGGCACGGGCATGGTCTTTTACTCCAGCGTCATCTCGACGTTAAGTTGGGGGGATTGTAAAAATGGGGTAAAGGGTTATAGTTGTGGGATGGAACCTTGGCTAATTGCTCTCATCGTCAAACCATTCGCCGGACTTGTACTGTTTGGGCTAATCTGCCTTCCTGCGCGTTTCGCAGTTATCAAGTGGTTTCCTGAAGGCAGATTGAAAAGCATCCTGCTAAAGCCCGTTAACGGCAAGAAGACCAGCAGGAGCGACTGAGCCTACATAAGCGCCACCTTTTCGCACTGGCGCTTCAAGAGACAGAAGTCCGCGATTCTTAGCCGTTTTCTGCATCAATCTAGCCGCTTCTTTCGGGTCAAGCATCACAATACCCAATTGCTCTGCCAACTTCTTGTTAGCGTCAGAGTAGGCAATCTGTCCACCGCGCTGTGCAATGTTTCCAACGATACCCGCTGGCCCAAAGTTGCGTAGCATTTGAGGCACACCAGCCTGATCCAACATATTGGTGAAAGCCAACTTCTGCACGGTATCGGAGCCAACACCCCGTCCAGCAGTACGAGCGAAATCAAGGCTCTGCAAGTCTTGTTTGATGCCGTTTAGAACACCCATCTGCTCAGGTGTAAACGTACCTTCAATGGTTGCACCCTTACGCCCCAATGCAGATTGAGCAGTCTTGTCATTCAACGCACGATTGAAAGCAGCGGGAGTCATGTTTCCCTGAATGTTTCCTGCGGAGCGTTGCAGGATTAAATCTGCCACTTCCGATTGGTTAACAGGTGCAGACAACTTCCTGAAAGTCTCTCGCGCTTGCCCATAAGCAGGCACTTGCTTTTCAATCTCAGACAGAAACTGCTCTTGCGTGTTTCCTGCTGCACGTTTTGCATTCCGCGCCAAACCTTGCTGTCCTGCCAACCCCTCGATTGCGTCATCCAGAGACATTTTGATGGTATGAGCATCACGCCCAAGCATTCCAGCAGGAGTGCCAGGAACAACATAAGCAGGAGCGCCATTAGGCCCAAGGATTGACGATGGTTGGGCAGGAGTGCCAGATGTTAGCGAGAAATGCTCGCCATTGTTTGCTGCCAAGTTTCTTGCGTCATTGACAGCAGACTTCATCACCGGACGGCTAAGGAGTTTCTCCAACTCTGGCGTAATCGTGATTTGCTCACCATTCGCAGCGGCATATAAAGCCTCAGTTGCAGACTTACGCGCAGCAATACTTGCTTGCTTGTCGCCAATGATGTTTTGCAGTGCTGCAATCCGCGCTTGGTTGTTTGCCAACTGTCGAGCAGCAAAGTCATTCATTACCACAGGATCAATCGCAGTTGCAGTGCGCTCCAAAGCAGCAATGCCAGCATTGTTTGCAGCTTGCCCAACAGTAGGCATTGAGCCTTGCACCGTTGTGCCTGCGTTTGCAAGGTTAGCCGCTGCGGTATCAGCTTGGTTTCCTGCTGCTGTACGCAATGCCCTGCCAACAATGTTATCTCGTCCACCTTGATAGAAAGGTTCTAGGAATGACTTTGCAATCTTTCCTGTGGTGATTGCAGCAGGAACTACTGCGCTTGCTCCCGCACCAATCAGCGTGTTTTTGCTTCGCTCTCCGTCTTCTGCAACAGGCTGTGCAAAGCCAGAAATAGCACCAATCGCAGCAGCACCTGGAATGGTTGCAGCACCTGGGATGGCAAGCAATGGCGCAGAAGTTGCAAGGGAGCCAACAATATTGCCTGCCGTTGCACTTCCAAACTTCATTAAATCAGCGTCACGCTTACGGGACTCTGCAACATCATCTTTGCTTACCAAGCCAACGAGTTGCCCCAATCCCCTTCCGGTGTCAGCAAAGGACTTCCCCAATCCTGCAAGGAATTTATCCGTGCCACTCATGCCAACAGTTGGCGAATACTTCTCAGCATCCGCTTGGTAGTTGGCTTCGCGCTTCCTTTGCAACTCTTGAGCAGGAGAGGAAAAGTGTGACGCCATCATCTGCTGCGCCTGCTCGGGTGTAGTCCCATCGGGTACTTCAAACCGTGCAATGCGCCCGTCATCAAGTTGGAAACGTGCTATTGGCATTTTTTAACCCTATTCAAATCCAAGGAATGTCACACCACCCTTTGCGGCAGAAGGGGAAGGAGAATCAAACGATGTTGCAGGCATCGGCATCGGGTTGTAAAACTTAGCCAATCCAGCAGTGCTTGGGTCTGCCTTCATGTTTGCAATGTTGTTTTGATGCTGCTGGTATGTAAACTTTGCCGCCCGAGTAGATGCAAGTGCCAGTTGTCGAATTTCAGCAGGTGTAAGGCTTGAAATGTCGCCAGACATAGCTTTCTCTGCCAACTTGCCTTCACTCTCAGTAATCGCACCCTGCCCCGTCATCTGCTTGCGTCCTTGCAATGTCATTTCTGACAGTCCACGGATAACATCGCGGGAGCGTGCAATTGTTTCTGCTTCGTCTTTTCCAGTAACGCCAAGCATCTGCCCAATCTGAGCAGCAGTCATGCGAGCATTTGCCAATGGGCCAGCAATAATCTTGCCGCTATCAATGGCTTTCACAATCCGGTTGGCTGCGTCAACTTGTTGCACTGCACCGTTTGCCGCGCTGTATGTGTCCTTCACCATTGGGCCAACTTGACCGGCAAGACTCTCGCCCATCTTGTTTTCCACTTTGACACTTGTATTTGCAGCGCCAGCCTTCGCCTTGCCAAGCTCGTATTCTTGGTAAGCAGTGTTTGGCACAACTGCGCCAGTGGGAGACAGGGAAAACGGCTTGTTTGGATTTGGTACTGCACGGCCTGCGTTTTCTGGATCGTATGGATTAACTCCAACGCCTTCCACAAACTCCAACTTATCACGGGGCTTCAATGCACCGTAATTCCTTGTGCGCTGAAACTCAGCCAATGACTCAGGCGTGAATTTGTCAGTGTCCACCTTGTTGAAAGGCGTTTCCTTGATGAGACTGCTTTGGATTGCAAGTGCTTTATCAGGTGCTCCATTTGCTGCCAACCAGTTTGCATACCCGCTGTAATCGTATCCGGCAGGAACAGCTTCGCGCCCTGCGCTTGGAGGAATTCCGGTAGAAGTGTCGCCAGCAATCGGAGCAAGTCCAGGCTGCGCAGGAATAATGAATTTCCCTGCCGCTTCTTGCATCTTCTTCTGCTGCTCAAACTCCATTTGTGCTTTTTGCATTTGCAAGTCTTGCACTTTGCGTTGGGCTTGGGCTTGGCGCATTTGTTGAGCAGAGCCAACGCCCTCCATCAACCTTTGCCCAAACCCTGCACCATCAGCACGGGGGGAAGCCGCAGCCAACAAGCCCAAGCCTAGTTGGGCATCACCGTTGTCGAATAAATCAAGTAATCCTGCCATGATTAAGCCTTTAAGAGTCCACGATTCATCTTGTTAATCATCCCCATGCCGTACTTCTTTACAGCCTGTTGATTCAAAACAGCTTCACCAGTGTGGGCTGAGATGTATGCGTTGTCAGGGCTACCATCAGTGCGAGGTGCGGCTACCTTCTTCTTGGTAATCAAGCCGCCTTTGATGCTTTCACCGCCACCACCACCGTACCCGTTGGCATTCAGAGATGCTGCCATTGCTGCATTGGTTGATTCACTGTTGCTGTCAGGGCTTCCACCACTCATGCTTCCAAGTCCGCTTGGGCTTCCAGATGCAGCTGCTTCAGCAGCAGCCAATCGAGCAGTTTCAGCAGAAGATTGGTCAACAGGGGAAATCCCCTTTGCCTCATTTGCGTACTGAAGCGCCTTGGCTTGGTCAATCAATGACGTATCGCTCTTAGACAAAATTCCATTGGCGTAAGCAGTCAATGCCGCCATGTTTGGATTCTGCGCGAAGAAGTCCATGCGCTCAGAAGGAGTCGTGGTGTCGTACCAGCCTGGGGTGCGCTGCATAACTGCAGGAGAATGTGAGCCAACAGACTGCACACCACTGCCGAAGTTATTACCGCCACCACCGCTTACCGCGCCAGAGCTAACGGGGTTAACCGTGAAGCCCAAGTTTCCAGTAATCGGGGTGAAGCCACCCTGATAAGAAGCAGGCGCACCACTCGCAGCGGAGGTATCACCACCAACGAAGTTAAGCGGAGTCTGCCGCACCAGAGGATTGCTACGGTCAAAGAATTGATTGCTGCTGATTTGCTTCAACAGACTATTGCCCATTGCGCGTCCAGTGTTGGACAAGCCTGCACTGTTTGCATAAGCCTGCTTCTGGTAGTCGCTCAGAGGGTTCGCAAGGTACTGCCCTTGCATTGATTGGCCCAAACCAAGGTTACTACCCAGCCAGCCCTGAGCAGGCCCCCACGGGTCTTTATTCTGTGTTTGCTGAGAGTTGCCAGACGAAGCAGCACCAGCCAGTGCGCCACCAAGGGAAAGAATAGTGCCCCAATCCATGATTAAGCTCCAGAAGAGTTAAAGCCCTTGCCGAGTGCAGAGCCAAGCGACCAGCCACCTAATGCGCCCAACATGGGATTGCCTGGCATCTGAGTAGTCGAAGAAGCGCCCTGCCCACCAATGCCATTAGCAATGTTTGTGAAGTTAGACAGGTATTGCAGAGGCGTGTTTTGGATGTTGCTGGAGTTGTTAATGTCCTGCTGATTCCATCCATTAGCGTCATTCAACAAGCCACGCGCCAATTGAGCGTTGCCCATGTTTTGATCGTAGGAATCGTTATAGAGACTACGGTTGAAGCCCTGATCCCACTGGTACATATTCTGCTGGTTGTTGTAGTCCTGCATACGCATACCGGCAGCAGTCTTACCCATCGAGTCCATCAGATTCTGCTGTTGGTTTTGTTGCATCTGCTCCAAACCAGAATTACCAAACGAGCCACTTTGAGCCATTGCGCTCTCTGTGTTTGGTTTAACCATCAAGTTGTAGTTGCGAGTCATGTCACCCATCGTTGCATCGATATTCGATTGCAAGTAGGGGTTGTTAGAGCCTAGAAACGGGTTGTTAGCCTGCCAAGCGGGTTGGCTCTGTGTTTGAGGCTGGTTGGGCGAGTAGCTTGCATTGCCACCACCAAAGCCTAAGTTGCCGTTTACGTTGTCGAAGAATCCTGCCATTTTTTGTCTCCAGCTTAATTGCCCGTAAGAAACCTGCATTGAATCCATGTGCCAGGAGTACCACCCACCGTGCACCTCCATCCATGAATCACATATTTGCTACCCGCAGTGCCCAATTCAGAAGGTGTTGCATTCAATACAAAGTCACCCTGCGCCCATGTCCCTGAAGTCGGGACAGAAGTCATTGCTGCGTAAAACCCTGCAATCTTTCCTTCGCTTATCAAATTCACCTGATAAGCAATCTGCTTTGCCCAACGGGTAGATTCAGCGTCCTCATTGGTACGGGGAATAATGTTGAGCTTCATGCATTCCCCTGTGGAGTAAGGACTGCACCGTAAGCAATCACTCGCACATCACCAGTGAATGAGAAACTAGCCCTGTGCCACCGGCCCGACTGCAATACGTCAAACTTTCCATCGTTCATGGTTGCGGTACTAGACAAGGCAGGCGAATCACCCTCCGTTGCTTTTGTGTACCCACTCATGGTTGCAGCAGTTGGCTTGTATCCAGGTGCAAAGCGCAGACGTACCTTAGACAACAAGGAATAGGTGTCATCGTCGCCAGCGTCACCCGTGGTAAACCCACTGTTACCCGTAACGCCTGTCAGAGTCTTCAGTTGGTGAGTAGCGTCAAAGTAAGAAAGTGCGCGTCCACCAGTGAGCCAGAATTGGCTATCGAAAGAGTAGCTAGTCAGCCCGTCAATCGTGCTGGAGATAGAAGACAGTCCATCAATCGTCACACCAGAGCTAACGTAATTCAGCACTGCCTCGATAGTCACTGAAGCCACACCCCACTGCTTAGTGCCCAAGTGGTACACCAAAGCCGTGTCACAGACAGTAGAGCCAACAGAAGGGAAGCAAGCCCATACCGTGTTGTTTTGCCTGTCAAAAATGCATTTGGAGCGGAAACGGTTTCCAGGATCGGATGCGTTGAAAAACCACTGGCGCACGGTATTCGTACCAATCGGCGCAGGGCGTGATCCGTCAAACAACCATATGTTGTCCATTCCAATAATGAAATGAGCACCACCCACATCACACCATGCCTCTTGCCCGACACAGCCAGCGTCACCACCTGGCACTAGCGCCCAATCCCACACGGCAGGAGCACCAACAAACTGCCCGATATAGATTGCCTTCTCTTTGTAGGCAACTGCGTAATCACCCAACCTACCACCGGCTGTAATCTGCCCTTGGACAGAGACTAAACGCCCCGTAGTGGCAAGTGTGGAAACGCTTGGAGTCCAGTTTGTTTCGTCATTGCTGGCACAGCACCACCACCTGTCGGAAGAAGTCCCATATGTGCCATCAATCGTATTCAGGGCCATGACAAAAGAGCCAACACTGAAAACAACCTTGGCTTTTGGGGCAGTGGCCACGGTAGAGAAAGCGCCCGTGCTGTTACTACGTTGGATGTAATCAGCAAGGTTTGAAGCAAGGGTTGCATTACCAAACTGGCAGTAAGTCCAACGCGAGTCCACTCCACCCGTGTAAGTAGCGCCCGAAACGTCAGTCCATGAGCCTGATACCAACTCATAAAGTTTCGTTGACGTACCTGCGAAGATTCGGCGCGTGTCGTCTAGTTTGGTTACAACAGCACCGCCAACACAAGTAGCAGAAAGTGCAGGCACACCACTAGGAATTGCACCAGTAGGTGCTCCACGCATCCCTTGCTCATAAGGTATGAAATTGCTGCAATCCGTCAAAACTCCAGGCTGACATGGATCTGCATCTGGCAAAAAACCTGATAATTTATCCATATTTATTCCGTCAATCTGCTATGATCCGACACATGAAAATATGGAAACCTGTTGTTGGCTATGAAGACCTCTACCAAGTCTCTAGTGATGGAGAAGTTATGCGTATTGGCAAAGGCGGAGCGGCTATTGTTGGAAGGATACTTAAGCCAGCCACTGACTCCGATGGATATAAAAGAGTTGCACTTTCCAAGGATGGAATTTGTGTAACTAAGAAACTGCATAGGCTTGTAGCTGATGCACTCCTTGGAGGAATCCCAAATGGATACACGGTTAACCATATTGATGGGGTAAAGGCTAACAATTGCGTTTCCAACCTTGAAATAGTCACGCGAGGTGAAAATATTTCCCACGCTTTTCAAGTTATAAAAACACAAAATAACAAAGGCGAAAACAATGGTCGCGCAAATCTCACTGAAGCCGATGTTTCCGAAATAAGAAAGAGACTCTTGTCCGGAGAAAATGGGGCAAAAATTGCGCGTGATTTCAATACCACCAGACACACAATCAGCGACATTAAACGCAGAAAGACTTGGAGCCACGTTTAAGCCTAGAAGTGCGTCCATTACACCACCTTGACGCGCAGCGCAGAGCCGCTGTGTGTGGAACGGTCATCAACATTCTGAAGTTGATTCAACTCGTTTTGGTAACGCTGCTCATACAACTGCCCAGCTTGAATGTCGCGGGTGTAGTAACTAGCCTCAATCAGACACGCCCAAAGGTAGATATTGGGGTGATTCGTCATCAACCAGTTAGTGCTGTTGGTAATCAGCGAGGGAAACCGTGCGTAGTAGATGCAAGCAATAGAGTAAGCAGCGTCCGGTGTCGGGCCAAACAGGATGTTGTCACCTTCTACCGTGAAGCAGGATGGCATATCTGTGTATGTGCTGCTGAAATTAGCGTCCAAATGCTCAACCGGCACATAAACCAACTGCTGGCTAGGGCTAGAAGCAACGGATACGTTTTCAAACTCCAGCCAATCCGTAGGCAATGCCAAAGACTGCACATTGGCAGTGGTTGTCAGTGTCGTGCTGGTGATTTGTTTGCGCAGACGCAAATCACGACTGATCTTCGCCTCTGCCATCGTCACAAAGTCAGGAATGACAGAAGTAAGGTCAGTGCGGTGCGTCCACGCTGCGATAGACGCTTGCAGGTCAACGTAATTGGCTAATGCCATATCAAACTCTGCCTTCCCATATCCTGAAGGCTTGCAGCGCAGGATCGTTTACCAACGCTTTAACGTGCTCTTGGGAGTTGCAGAATTCCTCAAACGTGATGCCAGTACGGGAAAGGTAGTTTTCTACAACCACCATAGGAATCTCTGCTGCGTGTTTCATGTCGCTACCGTTACCTGCACCGATAGCATTCATGCCCTTTGTGTAGTCAACAATAGGGCGCACATCCTGAGTACGCATCACCTGATAAGTGTGATCCGCACCCTCAAGAAACCTAGTCTGCATTTCAGACATTAGGATGCCTCAATAGGGACGATGTTTACTTTGCCAGCAGATGTACCCTGGATGTAAGCAACAGTTGTCACTCCATTGGGCACAGGAATAATCAAAGCATCGGCAGGCTGCACCAGCGTGTCATTCGCTGTGGCAGTCACACCAGCTACACCGAGCTTGATATAGCTCTCAGTAGTGGCTGCGATACGGATAAAACGGGGAAGTACACCAGCAGAGCCATTCGGGATAGCTACTGTGGCAGACGCTGCACCAGTAGTCACCGTGGAACCAGTGGTAACACCAACAGGGAGAAATCCCATGTTATTGTTATAAGACATTACAGCGTCCTCTCGACGTTAATAAACAATTACGGCGTAATTTTATGAACGCGGTAAAGGGTTGGGGCCTTCCACCCCAACGGCATTTATCAGGTGCTGCCTGTTAACTCAGCTTAGAGTATGTCGCGCACGGCGGCGCTTGCTTTCTCTTGCTTGGCTTCCAAGGTGTACTCAGTCACCAGAGCCTTGCCAACACCGTCAAAGGTGGAAGGCAGGTCTTGCATGGTGGGAGCAGTCAACTCAGCCAGTGCCCAATAGTCCATGTCCAGAATGAACACGGTACGAGCGCGCTGGAAGCGGTTAGGCACAACCTTCAGCGTACCGAAGTCGGACACATAAACCGAGATTGCTGCATTCAGCGTTTGGTCTGCGTCTTTGAAACGGGTGCTGTTACCAGTGAAGGTAGAGAAGGTTTGTTTAGCTGCGGGGCTAACCATAATCAACTCAGGATTACCACCTTGAGTGAATGCGGATTGCAGAGCAGTCTTCAACAGAGCTTCAGTGAAGGCACGTTGAGTACCGTCAGTAGGAGCGGTGCCAGGGTCAGTGGTGTATGCACCAGTAACGTAGCCAGTGTGAGCGTCCACGTTAGTCAGCACCCAACCTTCAAGACCGCGAGTCTGACGAGCAGTCGTGGAGTTACCAGCGTTGGTGGTGGTGTTCTGCGTCAGAGCAGTTTCCATGTCACGCTTCAATTCCTTGGACACATTCGCCATTTGGTAGGCGAGCATATTTTTCATGCCATAAGGATTGGAAGCCTGCTGTGTACGAGACACGGCAACAACCTTCGAGCTGATCTGTGTACGATTCCACAGACGCACGGGGGTAGGACGAGTGCCAGCACCGAATGTGTCACCTTCAAGCTGTGCATTGTTAGCAGCAGCAGTCAGGTCATCGGTGATGAATTCGTGCTTGGTGGAAGAGGCTTTGGTCTTCTTCAGAGCAGACAGGAAAGGCGTGTCGGTGGGCGCAATATTTGCGATCACATCGGAAACATCTTCAGCATTGACCAGTGCGTTGTAGGTAAACGTGGTCTGAGCATTTGCAAACATAGTCATGGTTATGACTCCTTAAAACATTTTGGCGAATAGAGCCGCTGCGTCTTCTGCTTTACCCGACTTGCGAAGGGCTTGCATATCCGCTGTGCGACCATCAGTAGGACGGGAGACACCTGGCTTCTCCATGCGTGGCGGGAGCTTTTCGACTGCTTTCGTAGTCTCTTTAGCCTTTGCCATCATTTGTCGATAGAGCATTGCTTCACGCGCCATCACCACTGTTTTGTGGTCGGTCAGTTGGGCAACCTGCTCTTGCGTGTAGCCACGCTCGACTAGGTGTTTTACAAGTGCGGCTTTCTCTGCTGCTGCCTTTGCGGGGTCTTTCCAAGAAGGAAGGTTCTCCAGTAATTGGGCCTGTTCTTGGGCAATCAACTCCTGCATGGCTTGGGCCTGCTGCGCTTGCGTTTGGCGCTCGTAATGAGCACGCTCCTGCTGGACTTGCTGCAAGGTAGCTTGTCTCTGTTGATAGAGATGCTGTTGCTTCAAGTACTCGACGGGATCAGTGTTTAGCAATTCCTCCCAATTGGGGGCTTGCTGAATAGTGTTTGCCAGTGCAGCTTCATACTGCTGCAACCGGCTTTGATACTGTTGGCGCTCTGCGAGTGCTTGCTGGGCAATCTCTTGCGCCTGCTTGCGCTCTGCTGCGAGTGCCATTGTCTTTTGACGGTAGTCTGCGTCACGCGAATAGCCTTTTAGCAACTCGTCTTCTGTGACTTCAATCTCTTTACCGTCTGCCTTGACTTTGTAAGTCTTAGGCTTTTCTTCCTCGATTTCCTCAGGGACTTCTTCTTTGATTTCCTCATCTGGGATTTCAATTTCAGAAGGAGGTGCTTTCGCTTCAGGTGGAGGAGGTGTAGCCTCACCAAAAGACTTACCTAGCGCAGCCTCAAAACCCGCTACTGCGTCAGATTCCGATGAAGGAGTGTCAGACATTTGTTTCCAATCAAACGCTGCCCCCTTTGTCACTAAGGGCAGAGTGCGGCGCTTCTCAGCGGACGCTAAAAGGCTAAGTGACTAGCCGTTAAACCTTCAAGATTTCACCGGAAGACAACCGAATGGCTGGACTTCCATGATTCACATCACACTCCGAATAGCAACCGGAGTAGCGGCTAGGAGCGTCTTCAAGGTTGGAGTAAATCAAAGTCACCCGCTTTTCCTTGTTGTCCCACTCCCACTTGTAGAGCCACTTGTCAAACTCAGCCCATGTCAGAAGGGGCTTGCCAGCGATTCCTTCAGCTTCTGGAGGAAGTTTCTCTCCCTCTCCAACTGAATCGACGCTAGTTTCCCCGTCTCTGCTACGGCGCGTATATGCTCGTTTAGGTTTGACAACAGTTTCTTCATCAGCCATATCTGCTCTCGTCCTTCTGTGTCCCTTGCGGGAGAATTCGCCCATTCTTGGGTGAGTCGATCATTGATAACTGTGAAAGCCTCAACAAATATCTCATCACTCAGCAACTCGTTTGCCCGCATCCCACGGGTAGATTCAAAGCGTAGTTGTGCCTCGTTTTCAGGTGTCATTGGTTTATGTTACGAATCAAGTAAAGGGCTACAACAGAAGGAGAATGTCTTCATCGTCTAGCTCTGCCTCTATCTGAGCCAGCAACCTAGCTTCTGCGGCCTTGTAGTCAATGTTTGCCCTGCTTGGTACTTTGACCTTCACACCATTCAAGGAAACGCTTACAGGGGATTCTTTCTTCTTCTGCTTGGCTTGGCGAATGACAAACTGAGCGTCTTCCAAGGAATCGACTTCAATGATTCCCTTTTCAGTCTCAACTTGGTATTTCTTCTTCCTGCCTGCGCCTGAAGCCTCACCACTCCAAGTAAGTACTGCACTTCCACCTGTGATGGAATAAACGCCAGGATTCGCCGTTAGTGTGTAGTTGGTAATTCCAACCTTCACCATGTTTGCAGAGCCACCCGTCACCGAGTACGAGCCTGCAAGGGCAGTTATCTTTC